TCGGATACAATAAATAAAATCTTATTTCATCCATTGTTGATATTTGACCATTTTTAATATTAATGAAATTAAATTTTTTGTTTGAATTTGTTCATGACATTTTATTTTAATAATTTCTTTATGTTCAAATCAAAAAATTGCAGAATTATTGATGGATAATAGATATGCATATATGTCATCTTTTTCAATTTACACAAATATTAATAAGCTACTAATTGAAAAATTTGGTCCACCATACAGATGTGATCTAGAGTGTTGGATTGTTGATAGAATACTTGAAAAACTACCAATAATATCTAAAGCTGCTTTATCAGGTAAAATAAAATTTGAAAAACCAATAATAATAGATGGTAAAAGAGATATTGGTTCTATGGGTGGTGTACTATCAATACCATCATTATGGGGTGAGTATAATTTGACAGATGTTCATGAAATAATGGATGAAGCATTTATATATGTCCATACATTAAAGGAACCATCTAGTACTTACCATGAGGAAGTAAATGCTCTTAAAACTATTTGCCAATTTCAAGAAGAATATGATAACTTACCAGTTAATATTAAAAATGGTCAAATATCAACAATGGATGAAATAAGATTTTATTTATTGTATCCGACAAAAATTGGTTTTTGTGCACCTGTTGTTTATAATTCAACAAAAATGACACTAAATGAAGAAAAACCAAATATATCAAAAATAGTTGATGATTTAAATAATGAATCTATTTCTGAATTAATTAGTACTAAGGCTGTTATAAATGATATAGACAGAGAAATTATTGAGGATAAAAAATACACAAAGAGAGAAATTGAAAAATATATAGAAAAATTTAAAAAATATAAAAAAGAAAATAACTTGCCATTAAATCAAAAAGAAGAAGAAGAAATAACTGCTCTAAAAAAATTATATTTAAAAACAACATCAGAATATTATGGTCCATTTAAACCAAGACAAAAAGTTTTTGATACCGTTCTTGCTATTCTTGAAAATCATCCTTCTATTGATAGAACTGTTTTAATGGCAAATCATTTCATGGAAATTGAAAATGGTAAATTAATTGCCGATATATGTATAAAATCCCAATACGGGTCAAAAAGAGAATTTTATGTCATTAATATAGGTGCAAAAAGTATAGCTAGATGTTGTGAGAATTTTTTCAGGAAATTGTCAGAAAACTCACCACATGAAGCTATATCAATAGCTGGTGATAAAAAAACACTAGAAATGCAAAAAATGCTTGATAGAGTATATCAAAATATCCCATTTGATGATGAATACAATCTTTGTTTTGTGAATGGTGATTGTACAAAGTGGTCTGCTGCTGAAACAATGGGTTCATTTTTAACAATGGTCTATGCTTTAAAAGATAAGATACCAATAAAGTTATATAATCTTCTTCAAGCAACCTTTAATATATGGAGTGATAAATATATTCAAATACCAATGGGAATAATAAATAAAGTTGTTTTCCCAGATAAAGATGAAAAGA